TATCTATTATTAGAAATAAATATGTTGATCAGTCTCAGTCGTTGAATGTATATCATTCTGATGCTAAGTACGCTAAAATCGCAAGTGCGTTGATGTATGCTTGGAAGGGTGGATTAAAGACTGGTGTTTATTATACTAGAACAAAATCTAAATTGGATACAAATAAAAAATTGGCTTCTAATCAAATAACAGTTACACAAAAACCAGCCGATTCTCAATTTGAATGTTTTGGATGTTCATCTTAGAAAATCGATTAAGAAATATGATAAAAACCCCACCTTCAAGTAAGAATGGGGTTTTTTAATTTTAAAACATATATTCAAAAAAATTAATCGCCCATTATATTTATATAGTATGGGAAATGGTTATACATACGGGATTAATTTTCCTTTTAGGGATTCTTTTGACGGAAAATATTTGGACTTATCGGATGATGGTGATGAGGAATTAAGAAGTAACTTAATACACTTATTATTAACTAGAAAAGGTAGTAGATATTATTTACCTGAATTTGGTACTCGATTATATGAATATATTTTCGAACCGATGGATGGGCCAACATTTTCTGAAATTGATTCTGAAATTCGTGATTCAGTTTCTGAGTATTTACCTGGTATTACCGTTACTAATATAAGTATAAAACCGGCATCTGAGGAAGAGGAAGGTCAGGGTACATATATTAATGGTGATGGTGAGAAGGTTTATAAGATATCTGGTATATCTGAGAAGGAACATACCGCAAAGATAAGAATTGACTACATAATTAATAGTGGGGCGTTTAATAGTAACGACTTCGTTATTCTTAATATTTAACTTATGGCAAATAAAAAAATATCATATAGTACAAGAGATTTTCAGTCGATAAGAACTGAGTTGGTTAATTTCACCAAGACTTATTATCCTGAATTGATTGACAGTTTCAATGATGCTGCGGTATTTTCGGTATTAATGGACTTGAACGCTGCGGTTACCGATAATTTACATTATAATATTGATAGAAGTGTACAGGAGACGGTATTACAATATGCACAACAACCATCATCAATATACAACATTGCAAGAACATATGGATTAAAGATACCGGGTCAATGACCTTCGGTTGCGTTGGTTGACTTTTCAATAACCGTGCCAGCATTTGGTGATAAGGAGGATTTGAGATATTGTGGGATATTAAGACGTGGGTCACAATTTTTGGGTGGTGGTCAAACATTTGAGAATGTTAATGATATTGATTTCACTTCACCTCTTAATGCTGATGGATTTCCAAATAGATTAAAAATTCCCAATTTTGATTCAAACGGAACGTTGATTAATTATACAATAACTAAGAGGGAAACCGTAGTTAATGGGACGACTAAAGTTTTTAAGAGGGTGATAACGGCAAATGATGTTAGACCATTTTATGAATTATTTTTACCTGAACAAAATGTTATTGGTGTTACGGGTGTTTTATTAAAAGATGGTACACAATATAGTAATGTACCTTCACCTCAGGAATTTATGGGCTTGGATAATAAATGGTATGAAGTTAAGGCGTTAGCCGAAGATAGGGTATTTGTTGAGGATCCAACTAAGTTATCGGATAAACCGGGTATTAAAGTTGGTAAATATGTTCAAACTAGTAACAAGTTTATTACTGAATTTACACCTGAGGGTTATTTGAAAATGACTTTTGGTGGTGGTAGTCAGTCAGCGGATGAACAGTTGAGGGAGTTCGCTAGAAATGGGTTTAAGGTGGATTTATATAAATATTCAAACAACTTTGCGTTAGGTAGTACGTTGAAGGCTAATTCAACTTTATTCATTCAATATAGAGTTGGTGGTGGTACTGGAAGTAATGTTGGTGTTAATGTTATTACGCAAGTTGGGACGGTTTCATTTTTTGTTAATGGTCCATCTGAGAATGTTAATACTAGTGTTATTAATTCATTAAGATGTACTAATGTTACTGCTGCGATTGGTGGTGCAAATTTCCCCACGATGGAGGAAGTTAGGAATTTGGTTTCATTTAACTTTTCGGCTCAAAATAGGGCGGTAACCGTGGATGATTATAATTCATTAATTAGAACTATGCCGTCACAATTTGGGGCTCCGGCTAAAGTTTCAATAACTGAGGAGAATAATAAAATAAAAATACAGATGTTATCTTATGATGATAATGGTGTATTGACTGAATCTGTTTCTAATACATTGATGAACAATGTTGCGAATTATTTATCTAATTATCGAATGATTAATGATTATATATCGATTAGAACTGCGAATGTTATTGATTTGGGTTTCAATATTGATGTGGTATTAGATAATGGTCAAAATCAAGGGTCTGTGGTAACTCAAATTATAACAATTGTTAGTAATTATTTTAATCCTGAGAATCTTCAATTAGGTCAGAATGCTTATTTATCTGAATTAAAAAAAGAAATACAAAACCAAAATGGTGTTATTACCGTTTCGGATATTAAAGTTTTTAATAAGGTTGGGGGACAATATTCATCTTCTCAAACATCAATGGCTTATGCTGATAATGAGATTAAGGAGATTAAATTGGTGGATGATACGTTATTCTCAGAACCTAATCAAATATATCAGGTTAGGTTTCCAAACAAGGATATTAATGTTAGGGTTAAGAATTTGGCTACAACGTCATTGAGTTAATTCTTTATGTTTTTTTGTTTTTGGTTATGTTTAGGTTAAAAACTATACATAAACTATTTATGAACAAACGTTAAACAATGCCCAAATCTTATAGAATAAGGACAACACCTGGTGTTAATCAATCATTACAAGTAACTATAGACCAAGAATTTGATTTTCTTGAGATATTATCGTTAAAAATATTACAAAGTGACATTTATACAAGACAATGTTCCGATTATGGGGTTGTTGTTGGTAGAATTAGTATTAATAATGGATTTGGTATACCAAATGCTAAAGTATCGGTATTTATTCCATTATCTGATGAAGATTCTGAAAATCCAATAATTTCTGAATTGTATCCATACAAAACGACTAGTGATATTAATGATGAAGGTTATAGATATAATTTATTACCTTATCTTCCACAATATACTGGTCACGCGGCGACTGGTACGTTTCCTGATAAAAGTGACGTATTAATCAATCCCAATTTAATTGAGGTTTATGATAAGTATTATAAATATACTACGACAACTAATGATAGTGGTGATTTTATGATATTTGGGGTACCGGTTGGTGCTCAAACATTATTTGTTGATATTGACTTATCTGATATTGGTGAATTTTCATTAACACCTAAAGACTTGATAAGGATGGGGATTGCAACTGAGGATCAAGTTAATAAAACAACATTCAAGTCGTCAACCGACTTAAATTCGTTACCTCAGATTGTTTCAATGACACGAAATATTGAGGTTCAACCATTATGGGGTCAGCCTGATATATGTACTTTAGGTGTGAATAGAACCGATTTTGATTTAAGTAAAGAAGCGGGGATTAAAGTTGAACCTACTTCAACGTTCATTGGGTCTATTTTATCAGATACCGACGAAACGTATGTTAAGAAGAATAGAAAAGTGAACAATAAAATGGGTCGTTTATGTTCAATGATTGCGGGGCCTGGAACGATTAAAGCGATAAGACAAACGATATATAGTGATTCTGAAGGTAGACCTCAGTTGGAATTTTATGATTTGGGTAGTGGTGGTCAAGTGATTGATCAAGATGGGACGTGGGTGATTGAAGTACCCATGAACTTGGATTATGTTATCACTAATGAATTTGGTGAACAAGTTATTTCTAACGACCCTTCATATGGTGTGCCCACGAAGGGTAAATATAGGTTTAGGGTTAGTTGGAATCAGTCACCATCATTTACTTTAAGTGTGAGAAGGGCGAGTTATTTAGTTCCAAACATTAAAGAATATGGTTGGGTGGATTATACTCCGCCAAATATAAAGACGGACTTAAACTTAAAATCGTCTTATGCATTTAGTACTGATTGGGAAGATTATGGTGATATTAATACTACTCTTGGTCAAAATATGATAAATGAAGCGATTAATTGTGGGGATAAGTTTTATTTAATGGGTTATAATAAAGTGTATACCATTAGTTCATTAATAACTCAATATAGGAATGGTACGGGTAAAAGAAGATTTCTAGGTATTAAAGATATAACAGATGAAGAATGTGAGTCGGATAATTATAAGTTTCCAACTAATGATGCGCAATACCAAGTGGATTTTCTTTATTTATTATATAGTTTCATTATGGGTATGTTCTTACCGATAATGTTAATTATGATAGTTGTAATGCACGTCGTTAAATTTTTAATGTATGTTGTTTTTGGTATATTATCATTGGTGTTTTATTTGATTGGTGGAATTGTGATGTTAATAGCATCGGCATTTAGACTGGTGTCGTATTTAGTCTCGTCAATGGAATCTAAGGCTGATAAACTTGAGCAATCGGCGAATGGTTTGTTTGAATCGGCGAAAGAAATGAATAAGAAACCTAGTAAAATTTTATTAAAATTATGTTTAATAACGTATCCGGATTGTGAGAGTTGTGATGGTGAAGTTGAAATACCTAGTGAGGATACTGAAACATCTAACGATGCGACTAATTCCCTTAATCAGAGTATAAATTCAACGGGTAATTCGGGAGTTGTTAGTTCTTTTAATTTGAATAGTTCATATACTTGTAAAAAACCATTAAATACTGATTATGGTCAAGTATTATCGGGTGTTGGTAATGGTGGTTCTGGGTTAAACACAGTTGATGGGTCATTTGATACTAAATTTATTTTTAGTTCTAGTTTAACTCTACCACAAAGATTGAATTTATTTAATACTAAAGGTAAATACTATAATAGTGACGTATCACCAGGTGGGGGTGTTAACCAAATAAAGGTGACCTTTGACGCTAATATTAATACAACACCGGATAGATTCCATTTGGATAATGTGATATGTTTAATTGTTGATGATAGAAATATTAGTAAATTTGTTCAAGGTGAATTAATAACGGTTATTGATCCCAACTTATCTAAAGACCCTAATATAACTGGTTCTACTTTGAATGTGTATGGTAACTATAGTATTACTGGATCAACATATGGTAACGTTATTAGTGAAAATATTACCACATATAATAGGACAATAAATTATGCGAATCCAAATGGTAATGGTAATTTGTCGGTTGAATATACATTAACTGGGTTTACTGAAGATACTGTTAATTATCAATATCCAATTGACCTTGAGTATTTTCAAGTAATACAAACTAAAAAATTAACGACCTTTATAAGTGAATGTGGAAGTACTTTAGATAATTCTTTACCTAAACGTTATTTGAATAATAGTTTTTA